GTTCTGCACCACTTTTCTTTTTAGTCAAGCTTGTTCCCATTCCAAGCATTTTTTTGCCTAGGTTTTCCATTATTTTAACCTCCTATTAATAAACTAAAATGTGCAGTTGCATGGAATATATCACCTATATTCGGTACATCTGCACAATATGTCATTTTATATAAATTTTGCCTCATCTTATATTCAACTTCGCTTAGTATTTTACTAGCTTCAGTACTTGTATTTGCCCAAATATCAATTTTTATATCGATATCTTGATAGCTTATTTCATTATCTAAACTATATTTAGGAACATTATTTGATACTTCAAAATTAATAAAAGGGAGTTCATTGAATGTTGTTGGTTGTGTTTGAGCTACGCCATAGCCTAATTCTTTTAAAATATCAAATATTTCTTTTTTAGGGTTATACATTAACTACCTCCTTTTATTTCTTTTTCTATCTCTTGTTTTAGAGTTTCTGTTACTAATGATTTTCCATGTTGTAAGGCTGGATACATATATGGCTGTGCCACTTGACCTTTGGTATAATAAAAAGTCTTACCCCCGTCAGGAGTATATATCCACGGTGTATTACGATAAGATATATTAATGTTTTTATTAGGATAAGTACCATTTCCTCGTACTCCAGTCCCAAATTCAACATAAGTAGCATATTCTAAATTCGTATATACTCTTCCTTCTTTTTTGTTAGAATCATAGTTCATCTTTATGCTATTTCTTAATGCTCCTCCGTTTTTTATTTTTCTTGCAGGAGCTAAAGCTTTTGCTTGTCCTTGCACTTCAACAGTAACTTTTTTTATTGTTCTTTCAATTGGTGCTGTTCCTATATTTTTTAGTAAATTTTGAAGTTCTTTTGTCCCTTTTATCGTTATTTGTGCCATTTTTGCCCTAAAATTAATAAATAACTATCACTCGGCAATACCTCTACAACCTTGAATATTCTTCCTTGAAACCTTATAATATCGTCTATTTTTATATTTGTTTTAGTTTCGGTTGTAATTGTTACATTTACTTGAAATTCAAGACCATATTGTTCCTGAATCTCTTTATTATTTGCAAAATTTACATTTCCATAAAAAAAAGAGATAGGTTCTAATCCTTTACTGATTACGCCTCCCTCTTCATCTTGTATAATTTTCTTTTCTAGTATTTCTACTTTTTTATCGTAAAATACTCTTTTAATTGTTTTTTTGAATTGTTTCGGAATATACAACTTTAATCCTCCTATATCTGTTTAGAAGATTTGTAAATCCACTAAACAATTCTTCGTCTGCTAATGAACTAAAATATCTTGTTAATTCATTTGAATAATTAACTGATTGATTATTGTCTTTGACACTAGTAATAGCTCTATCAATATCTCCATCTTTACTTATTTCATTCTGTCGTATCGCTTTATCTATATTTGTACTGATTATTTGTGCTATTGGTCTTTCTAATATTTTTGGCAATGTATCATTATTCAAATATAGTTTTATTCTATCGATAGTAGACTCAACAATAAAATCTCTTAATTCTTCCTCTATATCACTCTTATTTATTATTCTTAAATATTCAATGATATTCTCTTTTACTATTTCCATAGTTAACCTCTTATTTTTTATTTTTTGGTTCTGTTACTTCTTCTACTGTATCTTCTATTACTTCATACATGTCTGGATTTTTTAGAAATTGTTCAATTGTAAATTCATTCTCTGTTTCTTCTATAACTCCAACTATTATGTTTTTAAATTTCATATTTTATAACTCCTTACGCTGTTATTTTAGCTTTTTTAATTAAATCAGGTGAAATTGCTTTTGTTCCATAATCATAAAATAATTCACCTGCAATATCATTTGATAATGGTATTTTTTCTGCATCGTATGGATAAATGTTTGCAGGTTGTGCCATTGACTCTTTTACCATTAAAAGTACTTCTTCAGTTTGTCTTACATTTGAATGTACTTCAACTCCATGGAACATATTTAAATCTTCTGCATCTGTTCCTACATTTCCTTGTGGCGCTTTATCAATATAATTTCTTAACATTCCGTATACTTTTGGTGTTAAATACATTACCATAAAAGCTCTATCAATGCCTTCAACATAATCATTTTTTAATGTTTCTAATGATTGAATGATTGCTTCTAATTTTTCTTCTATTGCTGTTATTCCTGTTGTAACAACTGCTGTTGCTGCCGCTTCTGCTGCTTTAAAGTAAGCTTTATCTAGCTCAACAATCATTGTACTTGCATGATTAACCTTTCTTCTTCCAATAATATCTGAAACTGAGTGTGTTCTTAAATCATTTCCATTGATTTCTTCAATAATTTCTTTATGTGTGTCTAAATTAACAACTACTTTTCCTTTATTATTAATTTGATCACCTTTTCCTGCTGTTCTAGCTGTTCCATAATTTTTTGATACTGCGTTTGTAAATCTATCATAAACCAATGAACCACTTTCTATTGAACCTGAATATTTATTGCTTTTTGATGCAATTGATAAAGCTTTTTTTGCAATATTTTCAATTACTTCTCCATGAATTACTGCTAACTCGTCTTTATCAGTATTATTTAAAATTGATTGTGCTTTTTGTAAATCCATTTTTATTTCCTCCTATAAAAAAACAGGGCCCGTTGTCCCTTTCTTTACATTACTATTTGAAAAGTCTGTTGGAGGAGTTCCTTTTAATTTATCAGTAACCCCATTTTCTACTGATTTAGCGTATGTTTTTGATAATGTTTCAATTTTGTTTTTCATAACATCAGAATCCATATCAACAACAAAATCCACTAAATCTTTAGGTATATTCTTTTCATTTAGTAATTCCATTGCTTCAATTTTTCTTTCTCTTAGAGTTATTTGATTTTCTCTATCTTGAAGCTCTTTTTCTCTTTTTGTTTTTAATTCTTTTTCTCTCTCTTCTGCTGTCAATTTTGCTTGGCGTTCATTTTCTGCAATAGCATTTGCAACTGCTATTTTGATTGCTTCGTCTTGTTTTGACTTAGCTTCTGCTCTTATCTTTCCAGCTAAATTGTCCATATCAGCTTGAGTAAATGTTTTTCCTTCTACTGCCTCGTTATTATCAACATTAGAAGTCACTGTTGATTGAGTTGTTTTGTTATCTTCCATTGAAGACTCCCTCCTTTTTTCCGTTTTCCCCCGTCGGGTAATAAAAAAAGAACACTTTTTAAACTGTTCTTAAGTGCATTAAGCACTGAGCAAATAATCTTAGGGAAAGGAGTAGCCTAATAATTATCTGCTCACTACTTAATAAAGGCATTAAAAAAGAACACTAATTAAAGTGCTCTTTTTTGATTTTTATTTTATTAATTTATTATTTCTATTCTTCTTCATCTTCTTTCATTTTTTTGATCATTTCATCCGTCAATAAATTATGATGATTTTCTTTCATATATCCTACCATAAATGGTTTTAAATCTTCTTCAGTTAATTTCTCTATATTCAAATTATTTTTTTTACAATATTCACATATTGCTTTTATATTATATTTAGGTGTATTTGCATTAATTTCTACTCCACCTGCAAAATCAATATCAATCATTTTTTTCTCCTTTGAAATATTTTTGTATTAATATATTTGCTTCTTTTTCTTCTAATACCATTCTATTCATAATTCCTAAAGATTTGGCACCAATTTTTTTATGATAATATTCCTCTATATTTGTTTTTGTTTCCCAATAAATATATCCATCATATCCTAATTCTTTACTATACTTAGCCGCAATTGCAAATAAATGTCCACCAATTCCAGTATATGTTTTATTTTTAACATTATCTGGATTATTTTCTATTAATTTAACATATACCGCTTTTGAATCTTTCTCATCAAAGAATGAAATAAGTCCTTGTAATCGATTTTTATCATCTTTTGAATATAATGCATATATTTCATTTTCTTTTCCCCAATTAAATTGCCAATTTTTACTTTGTTTTCTTGCTTCTTTTGGAGATATTTTCTTAATTACAGTATCAACATATTGCCCTGTAGATTTTTTAAATAAACAAGGTGTCAAATCATCTATATGTACATTTATTATACTATTTTCATAAGTCTTTTTCAATAACACTTTTCCACGTTTCCAAGTCTCGTAGCTAATATTATCGCTAATTACATTTTCATTATTAATAGGATTTCTTGCTCTTCTTTTTATACTATCTTCAAAACCTTCGATATAACCTCTTGTTGTACTTCTGCAATTTGGATGTAATGGTGGAAAGTTTTCACCTACCTTAATGTCTTTGTACTCTATTATTTTATTGTCCATTTCCTGACAATATTCACTAGTTCTATTATCTAAAACTGCCATAAATACATATTTATCAACGCCCATTTCTTCATAAGCCATTCTATCCGCTTCATTATAAAAGTGGCACATCTCTGTTCTTGCTAATCTATCAGCATAGTACTTTCCTGCATTAAACTGCTCTCTTAATTGTCTTGACATTTTTTCAATTGATTGTCCACGAATAAGACCACCACCTATAATATCACTGACTTTTTCTGCTAATATATCTGTATTCTTCCATATTCTTTGAGAATAATTTTTGCCACTCCACTTATTATCTAGCACTGTATTTATTAAGTTGTTATCTAATCTACTAAATTCAAAGTCTTGATTAAATCCTTGTTGAATATCAAACATTGTTTTGTAGTAACTATCGTTTATAACGCCTTTGTACATTTCTGTTGCTGTTTCGTTTTCTTTATAACTAATCATTTTGATTTTGCTATATACTTGAGCTTGTATTTGTTCTAGTCTTGATATTCTAGCTTTATAATTGTCTTGAATGTACTTATCAAGTCCATTTTGTTTTAATTCTTTCCAGGTCTTTTCTGTTTCTGATTTTGTTAATAGTTCTTTAAGCTTTTGAGTATCTATCTCAGGTAGCTCAGAATTGTTTTTAAGGTCTTTTAAATAATTAGTATATACTCTATGTATATCTTTATCTATTTCTCTAAAAGCGTGCGTATAAATTGATTTTATTTTATCCATATACTCTTCTGATTGTTTCTCTACAAAATCATATTTATCTAACGCTCTCTTATCCCAATATTGAGAATTATGCATGTATTATTCCTTCTCTTCTAAATTATCATTTTCTTTATCATTTACATTAGGTATTTCATTTAATTTGAATTTTGGTTGATTCTCCAAATCTTCTTTTTTCTCTTTTTCTTTTAATTCTACTATTTCGCTTGCGTCTTTTATAAATGATAATTGACTAATTAAAGTCTCTTTATCCACAAAATCTGCTAAATTATTAATCATTTGACTTGTTTCATAGTCGTTTGAAGGTAAGTTCCTTTTAAATATAGCGTCTACTTCTTCCAAAGGAACTGTCTCCATTTTTGCGCCAGTTGCCAAAAAGTTATTGTATAGCTCAAATCTCTCCATCAAGCCTTTTTCCATATAACGCTCTTTGTTCTTTATGTTTTGTTCAAATGATAACAATTTATATTTAATAGCAACACCACTTGAATTATTTGCAAAATTTTCATCTGACATATTTGGTGTCATTGATATTTTGTGTATATCATTTTCAATATTTCTTCTTAATACATCAACATCTGTTTCGTGTAATGTCTTAACTAGATACTCAACTTTGCCGTCTGCTGGAATATTAGCTAGCATTCTTGATGACCTTAATAGTTGTGCTTGTTCTTCTGTGAAATCCATATTATATAAACACAAAATTGCATCTACTAATTGTTCCTTATCATTAACTCTATCTGACTGTAATAGGTTATAGGCGTCTATTAATGACATTACAGGTTCAAAATCACCCATCATTTCCATATTGTTTTTGTAACAAATTAATGGTACTTTACCAAAACTGTGTGGCTTAGCCTCTCCTTTAGCATTCAACATTTTATCGTGTGTTTCGTACATAGTAATTTCTTTATCACTGCATACTATTACTTCATAATGTTTAAATTGCTCACCTTTATATATTGGTCTATATATAATTCCAAACAATTTGTTATGTTCAACACTATCATCATAAATAATCATCGCATTTCTATTATCTATTTCGCAGCTTTTCACTTCCGAATTTTCATTCACATATACATATTCGTATTGTCTACCGTAAATAGATACTTTTTTAGCTATTTCTGTATCTAAATCATTTATTGTCTGTCTTTTATATGCATTTAGCAATGGCTCAATATTGTAATTTGCTCCAGTTTGATAATCGACTGGATTTCCTAACAGATATCCAATATTAGTATCTGTTATATATTTAGCGTGATTGACCATTACTTTGTTATTTTTTACTCCGCCATTTTCTCTTAATCGCTGAAAGATTGAATGATTTCCTCTATAATAATCTTTCAATGTATTATATCTGCTTATCTTTTTATCATTGTATCTAATAGCGTCATTTAATAATTCTGCTGTTATTTCTGTATTTTTTGGAATTGTAAACATTGTTAGTCTCCTTTATTAAAACCAAATTGGTTTATTGTACACTTTTGGTGTCTTAGTCTCTTTTATATAATTATTTAATGCATATCTTATTGCATCTATCGTATGATTATATGTGTCGACTGGTTCATTTATATACTCATTAGTCTTTTTATCTTTTTTCCAGGTATAATTTTCTAGTTCTTCTATAACTTTAAAGCATCGCTCATCGACAATTAATTCACATTGTTGTATCCACTGTATTCCGTGAATTACACTATCTTTTCCTTTTCCTGTCGGTTCAATGTTAACGCCTTTATTTTTTATTTCTGCGATACTTTTCTGTTCTGCACAATCTGCATATATCTTGTCTTTTGATAGCCCCAAGTCAATTATTACTTCTGCAATTTCATCATTAAGCATTCCTTTTCTAACATATTCCCCTGTTATATATATTTTCCTGTTTGTTTCATCATAAAATCCCCAAATTAAAGCAGAAGGATCATTGACATATCCAAAGTCTAGTCCGATTATTCTTTTTAATCCTTTTGTTTCCGTTTCTGATATAATTCTTTTTTCGTATATTGGAAATACTAATTTATCTAAAGTGGCGAATTCACCTAGCGCATATATTCTATAATATGCTGGGTTTCTTTCTTTTAATCTTTCTAATTCTTGTTTATAGTCTTTACTTAAAAATTTATTATCCTTGTATGTCGTTTGAATTAACCTAGCGTTCGATGGTAGGTTTATTATGAAATAGCCATATACCCAATTTTTTTTACTTATTGGATTAAACATTATATATATTTGTGGATACTCAACTTTTGGTCTTAATCTTAGTAGTAATTGTGTAAAATCATCAAGTGTTAACTCGGTTCCTTCTTCACATACAATATCAGTTATTCCATCAATTGATTTTATTTTTTCTGGGTCATCTAATCCACTAAATAAAAAGATAGAGCCATTTGATAACTCTATCTCATAATCTGATTTATTAATTTTACAAAATGGTATTTGTCCTAGTTCCTCTAATTGAGTTATAAATAATCTCCATATAGAATTCTTTATTGTTCTTTGTATTTTTCTTAGTACTAACACTCTTCTTTTACTATTAAATGCTTTTAGTAATATCTTTTGGACTGCTCCATAAGACTTTCCACTTCCTGCTCCACCATAGTATACTTCTATTTTCTTTTTATAATTATCTATGGTTTTGTATACCCAGTGATTAAAATACTTTTTATTTAATTTATACATTTATTCTTTAAACCATTTTGGCGTTACATCTTTTACTTCAATTTCTTCTTTAGGTTTTTCACCTATCGTATCTCTAATAACTTCAAAAGCTTTTGTATCTCCGTTTAATGCTCTCTCAAATATCGCAATTGACATTTTTCTGTTATTATCACCTTCGCTCAATAGCAATAATAATTCTTCTTTTAGCTTCTTTCTTTCTCTTCTAACTTCACCACTTTTTATACCACCTTTCTTGGCTTCTTCTTGGCTTAATTTATATTTTCCGTGGTTTTAAATTATCTATTTTTCTAGCTATTGTTCTCACCTACTTTTCTATTTCTTTTATATTCACAGCACTTAATTGTTCCGTCTACACATTTTCTGATTTCACATCCTTCAAAACTGCTGTTATAATGCTTACAGAATGGGCATATCATATCTTTATATATTTCGATATCTTCTATCTTTTGCATAGTTTCCTCCATAATAAAAAACAGTCCATTTCTGAACTGTTTTGATTACTATAACTAAATTTATTCTACGATACTAGTATACTATATAAATACTGCACTTTACTGCACTCTTTTATTATTTCTTGTATTTATAACTTTTTAATAGCTCTCTTGTTCCATCTTTTGTTATGCCATAGGAGTTGTCAATCACTTTAACATACTCTTTTGTTTCATTATTCATATTCGTTCCAACAAATTCTCCATCTCCACTTAAACGACTAATACCTGCTATTATTAGCATTACTAATATTACTACTGCTATTGCTTGTATAATTGAAATAAAAGTTATAGCCAACACTTCTAAAAATTCTCTCATTTTTCTTTTCCTCCTTCTAATTTTTCTAGTCCGCTTCGTATGATTTTATATACTGCTCTTTCGCTATAGTTTCGTTTTCTAGCGATTTGATGTGCTCTTAATCCAATTATATATCTGTCACTCAAAATCGTTTTTTGGATAGGTTCTAGCTCTTCTAGTGCTACTATGACTTTATTAAGTTTATTCTGCTTTTCTGTTAATATATCAATTAATTCTGTGTACTTATCCATTAATTCTTCTAAAGCATAATTGACTTTATTTAATGCTTTAGGCATTCCATCAAAATTAGGTGACTTTAAGCTATAAGCTTGTTCTCTTAACTCCTCATATTTCAATAATTGTGATTTAATCCATTCTTGGCTAAATCTAAAATTTTTTAATTCTTCTACAACATCAAACTCCATTCGCACTCTCCTTACCAAACATTATAACCAAACAAGGGTTTTATTTCAATTTCTATTCTTGGTCGCTCTTTATCGTATAAAACTAAACTACCATCGTGACTCGCAACTATATTTCTATTATCGTCCTTTATAACTCCAGCTTTAACCAGCATATCATCTAATGCACTTAATAAGTTTGTTATATCAACTCTTCTTTTTGTAGGCATATAGAATGCTGCTTTTATATTTACAGGTTGATCAATACATAATTGCTTTATTTTATTATCTATTTTATATATGCACTCTTCTTCAAACTCTTTGTATTGTTTTGAGGGGAGCAGAGCTAGTCTACTTCCCATTTTCACAATTCTACTACTATTCTTTTTTGTTCTAGGCATTACATTAATAATAAAACTTATTGTATTCATTTATACCTCCACATAATAAATATTTATATTATTACCACTTTTTCCTGTTTTCTGTTTTGTATGTAATATTTGTTTATATTCATTCTTTCTTCTTGAATTATGACCTCTTATTATTCCTGGTATTTTTTCTATACTTCCAATATGCAAATCTTGGCAAATTTGTTTTCCTGTTTTACTAGGATTTTTAATTAAGTAATTATATATTTTCTCTCCTAAAGGCTCTTTATTTTTTTGTATTTTTTTATCCTGTTCTTTTTCTATTTTTTTATTTCTATCTTCACAATAAAATATATTATTGTTTATATTTTGTTTTATTAATATTTCTTTAGCTTTTTTATTAAATTCTGCTAACTGCTGTAGTGTGAATGTTGTTTTTATTTTTGTTTTTGGGTCTTCAAATAAATATAAATTATTTATTCTTTTTATAAAATTTAATTTTCTGTTATGGTATTTAGGTGTCTTCATTTGTATTCTCCTTTTAAATCTTAAAATTATATTTTTATTAAAAATCAGCATCATTATTAAAATTAATACTGTTTAAATTTGTATAGCTTAAAGATACATTTTTTAATTGAACACAAATGAAGTGAACTCTTTCTAAATCTGAATAACATAAATTTGTTTTATCTAATAAAGCAAATCTTAAAGTTGCATCTTCTAAATTTGAAAAACTCAAATCTGCGTTTTTTAAATCTGAATAATTGAAATTAACATTACTTAAATCTGCATACCTTAAACTTGCATTTTTTAATTTAGCTCTATTAAAATTGGCACTAAATAAATATGTATGATTTAAATTAGCCAAATGTAAATCAGCATTTTCAAAATTAGTTTCTTTGGCAATTGTATATTCTAAGTTTGCATCCATTAAATTAGCATTATTTAAATAAGCATCGCTTAAATTTGCATTGCTTAAATCAGCATCGCTTAAATCAGCAAAATCTAAATCTACATTGTTCAATTTAGCAGCTTTCAAATTCGCACCAGATAAATTTGCTCTTTTTAAATCAGCAAAAGTTAAATCAATGCTTCTTTTTACCGCTTCTTCCACCGTCTTTTTTATCGTGTTATTATCGCATTCATATTCAAAAATCACTTCATTAGTATATTTATTCTTTATTTTTATCTTATTCATTATTATTGCTCCTTTTAAAATTTTTTTAATTATTTTCATTTTTATTTGAACTTGAAAATATATTTTTTAAAATCATTAAAATGAATGATACTCCAAGTGCTCTTAAAAAATTCCATTCAAAATTAATTTTAAAAACTGCTATAATAAACGCTCCTATACCCCATATTATTAATGCCGAAATTAAAACTAATATTATAAATATTATTAAAAAAGCTATTATACTCATTATTACTTTCATCTTATTCCTCCACTATCTTTTTTATTGTATTATTTTCACATTTTATTTTTAAATTGTTCCTGTATGATGTAAAATAATTGTTTCATATCTTTTAAAATCTTCTAAGTTTTCAATTCTACGTTCCAATATTTTTATATAGTCTTCCATTATTTCTTTTTGTTCATACATAAGCATAAAATCTGTAGCTTGTAGTTTCGTATCTCCTGTTAAAAATAAACATAAATTAGCATATCTTTGTTTTAATT